CATGCTCCAACCCCTCCGCAACATCAACACCAATACAGTATCTTAGAGAATCCCTTGGATTCTCGAAAATTTTTAGGAGCCCCTTCGCGTGGGGGACAAGCTCGGTATCGCGAACATCGTAGCGTTCAACGGGGGTATAGCACTCAACTGCCGCCTGGTCTATGAACTTAGGCTCAACAAATAATCTACCTGTAGTCAAAAACGCCTCTTGCGGGGTAGAGGGATACTCCTGCCTGAACAGGTCTTCGCCGCCAAGCTCCTGTATTTTTAAACGCCTAAACATTATTTGCTCATCACTGAGATCAAACATACGCTTAATATCTTCCTCCTCGCGTTCTAATTCAAAGTAAGGATCAACCTTGCGTTTGTAGTCTGGCATCATGTACCAAGGTATAAAACATATTTCCCACTCGCCTTCTCCTCGCAAGGATCGCATACACGCATCATAGAACCATCCGCCCGCTCCATTCGCGGTAGACTCCAACAATATCTCTGACTCTGCTTCGGGGACTGTTTGCAGTAGCCCTGGAATAATATCTGAGTTCGGATAGAAGGCTACCTCAGATCCATGCAAATAGTTTGTTGTCCATCCACGACCAACCTCTCCCGTTCTTGCGGTCGCAATTCTCCATCGCGAACCATGCGTAAAAGCCATTGAATTGTTTGTATGCTCCTTGAGCTCTGGTGTGACAAGGGGGTTGGGTAAATTATCATAGAAATTACGCACCATTCCGAAAATAGCTTTGGTGGATTCATTAAGATGGGATACTACTACCGCATTCTGATTTTGTGCGGATACCGTCTTCCAGAAACCTCGTGCCTGGCAATAGGTCGATATACCCGTTTGACGAGACTTTAAGATGAGAATTCTTACATTGCCTCTTTCTGCATACTGTCTATTAATCTGATCGTCTAGTAATTGTTGTGCAGCGTTGAATTCAAAAGAAATTAGCTTTCCCTGTTTATCTATAATTTTTAAACAATGCTTTGCGTAAAGACTGAGATTCGTTTTAAAGGTATTTATAATTTTTTTATATTTTGATTTTTCGATTTCGGTTTGCAAAATTACATACCCCCCATAAGGACAAAGGGATACATGGGTATATATGTATATGAGGTACCTTGTCCAGCACCCCCAGCCCCTATTAATACAGGGTTTCTTGATGTCGACATGTTTTTATCCTAAAGAAGTATCACCTAATTAAGGTGATCCTCTTCCTTCACAAAATCCAACGTATCAAACCAAGAATCCTTCATTGAAAGCTCAACCTTCTGAGCTGAATCGATCATCTGATAATACTTCATGAGGAGCTCTAAAGCCTTTACTCTAGAGCCTGCTGTGTGACCGTTGACATCACCAAGGGCTTCCTCTTTAAGACGCTCTATGATGCTGTCATGATCCTTGAGGTTACGTTCCTTGGACTCAGCTAACTCAAATGCAAGCATTTTTTGAACCTCGTCATCGTTCATCAATCTGTGCCCCTGATTATAAGCAGATGCCTCAGAATATCCCGTCCTCTTTGCTGACTCAGTTGCGTTCTTTGTTACTAAGAAGTGCTGTACAAATTCAGCCTTCCTTTGCATTAATGATTTGTCTTTAATAGTCATAGTTAATCCTCATTGTGTTGTGTGATCATTTTACACCAGTTCAGCAATTCTTTTAAGTCCAAGGTGTACTTCATCATGTTACAGGCAAGACAGACAAGTGCTATGTTCTCCTTTACATATCCAACACTGTTATCGATTCTTTCAATAGAGATATTACTAAGGTACTTGCCTGATCCATCCTTAATGTGAGTCATGGCAATTCCTGAGTACTGGCATCTTCCTTCCTGTCTATCGTATAGATCATGTAGGTCTTCTCTCTCTACACTAAACTCGTGTGTCTTCTTCCTTCTGTATGCTAGTTGTCCGTGTAGGTTGTTTATATAAAGATATGGACTATTGCTGATCTTTTTTCTTTTCCCCGCGGAACGGCAGGTTCGACATTCTCTTCTCTTGTAGCCCTTGGCTACCTCATAGTCATCTATATGCTTGTTGATTAAACAAGTCTTGCACGTTCTAGTCTTATGACCAGTCGTATGGTGTGGTGTCTTTGACTTCGATCTCGAACTCTTCAACATCTTTAAGTGTTTCCCTGAATCGTTTCATTGCCACCTTGCTTGATGATACTGCGGTGGTTCCCTTCATTAAGCTCTCGCCTACAAGAAGACATCCGTGTGAGTCCTTCTCAGGGAAGTTTCCTACATGGAATAGTATGTATGTTCTGTCTTCTACGTCTGTGATCTCGAATGTGTTGCCAAATCTTTTTGATGTATATGCCTTACATGTATATGTGCCAGTTGGTATACAGCTGATCTCTTTTTTATTTCCCCGCCAAGGACGCTCTGCGATCCAAAAGACTTGATCATCTATTGTTAGTTTGCCAAGAGTTCCATCAGGCAAGTATGCGAATCTCTCCAGCGTTGCGTCCGCTTGATCATTTTTCTTAAAGAACATAAGTAAATATTGCTCCGCCAATACCCATGATAGAACCAATTGCAACACCGCCAATAATTCTTTCAGCCCACTTGGATTGCACGTTATCTCTCATCTGTGATTTCTCAAGAGTCCTTAGTCTGATCTCATGATCTGAAGACTGACTCAATGATCTCCCAACTCTTTCTTCAAGCACTGGTATGTGCCTTACAAATGAAAGGACCTCTTCCATATGTTTCTCAAGGTTTGCTATACGCATTTCTATTCCTGATGTATCCATTGCCTTCAAATAAAAGTTCTGTTGATGATGAAATAAAGATACAGGATCAAGACAAACATTTCTATAGATCAAAAAAATAATTGCAGAAATTTGTTGACACTACATATAGTATGGCATTAATATGTATTCATTGTTTACAAACAAACAGCCAAAGGAGGCACTTATGACAACAATAAATAACGACAAATCAGTAACTTACGTGATATATAACCCAAAAACTGGGTTTAGATATTGCAAGCGTAAGGAGTGGGATACTCCAGCTAAAGCTAAAAGCTATCTTACTAGAATGAAGAAACATCATTTGGGATGGTTTGAAGATGATCTTAATGACACTCACTCTTACATCAACAATCTTTATGAAACTGGAAGATACACAGAAGAGGTTAATGGTCCTAACCAGTATGCAACACAGGAAGGGAGAGATGCCCATCGCGAAGAGATGAAGCAATGGAATAGCGACTGGAGTGCCTATCAGAATCTTTGCAATTCAGAGGTGGTGACTTACGACTACTTTTATGAAAACGAACCAATGGTTGAACGCACTAATAAAGTTTGTGGCACTAAGTTTATGGAGAGAAAAAATACTCCAAGACACTTATCACCAGCCTTTGATGCTTACTATAGATAAGACTAACTGATGAGCTCTTAATGAGCGAAACGCCGTGAGGCGTCTTAGTCAAACAAACCGTAGGAGGGAATATGACAACATTAACAAAAAAACTAGAACTAATAAACAACAGCACAACGCTTGATCCAACTGATAAGCATTATGCAGGGCGAACTGCTTTTTATAAAAGCGGACTTGATGGATGGGAGGACTATGACAACATCCTTATGTGGTTTCATAATGAGATATTTGAATTTGCATATAACAAGCTTGGACTAAGAGGTGTTGATCTTGACTGGGCTTTCATGACCAACTTTACAGCACAAAACATCAATCGTGGAGATGACTGTGTGAGGCACATATATTCTGCTAGATTTACAAGTGAGATTCCATCTGAGCACGCTGAAAGGTTTGAGGGATTCATGGGGGCTTTAGAGCGTCAGGCGATGGATCACTTTTCTCAAAGAAATTATTTTGACTCAGTTTTTATGTCTCAAGGCGATACATATAATAATGGCAAAACTCATACACTTACCTTCAACTTGGAGAGGTCTTGGACAGCTTACTTTGATGGAGAATAGGCTAACTGATGAGCTCTTAGTGAGCGAAACTCCCCACGGGGAGTCTTAGTCAAAACAATTACTTAGGAGGTAAATATGACAAAACTAAATACTAAAACTGATGCTCAACTAACTTGGGAAAAAGAAATGGCTATTGCTACTAAGATTATGGGTACAGCTGATAAGGATGAATTGTCTTTAATCAACCACGGCAACTTCTTGAAATATGTTGAGCTCAAAAAATCTTTTCATGATCAAGCAGAAGACATGGCTAAATGGATCACCAAAGAGCAGTCCAAGGATTATGGGATCATAGAAAGCTATGCCTACTTCATGGACAAGGGCTACACCATCAACAAGCCTGACAGGTATGAGTATAGAAAGGCGGTCTTCAATGATCTTGCTGAGGCTATCAAGAATGGTTCTGAGTACAACGTATACGACATAGTTCGTAGCTGGGATATGTTCTTTCACTCATAGGCTAACTGATGATGACCTGATTGGTCGAAACCTTCTCTTTTCCCCGCGAATCGAGGAGGTCTTAGTCAAACAAACCGTAGGAGGAAATATGACAATAGAACTGATAATAAAAAACGTATTTGGAAATGAGCTTGTTTATCCAGCCTGTATCCAAGGCAAGATGCTTGCATCTTTCAAGGGAACCAAGACCTTTTCTGATCTTGATCTAAATCTTCTCAAGAAGCTTGGTTACAAGTTTGAGTGGGTTGCATTAAAGAGAGAGGTGTAACAATGGATATAGATAGACTTACTTACACGTTGTTCGCAATCATAATATGTACGCCAATAGCCCTATCAATTGCACTGGCATACGCTTTAGCTTTTGGGGGTCAATCATAATGGATAATTACACAGCTGTAGGTATTGCAGAGGGATTCATTCCAGCTGATCATGAGGATCAAGTCAGGGAGGCATGGCAACATTTAGTTGACACTGGTCTTGCTTGGCAACTTCAGGGCTGGTTTGGTAGAACTGCAATGGGTTTAATAGAACAAGGTTTAATAACACTAGGAGGTGAATAATGGACCAATTTAATAACTTAGGAATATTCAATTTAGATGTATTGGATAATCTAAACACGGACCAGCTCAAGGCTCTATCAAGAGTCTTGGATGGTGAATCAACTGAAGAAGATCATGAAACACTAAGGGAGGTGAAATAATGGACGGGATTAATAAAATAACTTTACCCGCTGAAAAGTGGGTTGAGCTCTACGCTAGACTTTCTGACTATGTCTTAGAGTATTCATCAATTGACCCAATCTATAATGATGATGGCACCAAGACAGAAGAGAAACAAGACGAGTTCTGCAATATTGCTGATGGCGTAGAAGAAATAATGCGAACAGTTTTAATCAAGGAGGTGAAATAATGAGTGCGTTTTTATGTAATGCTGATCATATGGGTGAGATGGGTAAGTTCTTTGGGAACGCTAGTGTACCCATGTCTAGTGACAAGATTGTTAGTCATGCCTATAACTTGGTTACGAAGGAGAAGATTTCTTTTTCTTCCCCGCAGGAGGCGGTTGAGATACTAGCAAGGGCTAATGTTACAAGCCTACAGGCTAGATATCCTGATAGCTGGAAGAGTTTCTTTACATGGAACCCTGAGGGCGAGGACAATGAGTTTGATGAAAGTATGATCCTACTTTATGTCAATCAATGTCAGTCAAGAACTAAGGGCTACCCTAGAGTAAGTACTAAGGACCTTTACGGAATGATTAATTGTTATATGTACCAGTCATGTGAGCATGAAGATTGGATGCAGTCTGACGCTTATTGGCTATCCAAAGCCCTGCTTGATGTTGTTACTAGTGAGCTCATTGGTGACTACGATGTTTGGGAATATAGACCAGAGGAGGTGCGTAATGATTAAGTTATGTTTGGCTTCAGTCTCTGGAGATATGTCAAAGTTTGGGATGAGTTCTATCAACAAGATCATTCCAATAGATTGGAAAGATAGGCACAGAGTAGCAAAGTTCCTAGATGCTCAGAATAAAAGAGATATTGGACATATGATTTGTTCGGACTTTGGAAGTTCTGTTGTTCAAAAAAGACGTGAGAAATTTTGGAATCTTTTTTATGATCTAAAGGACTCTGGTATTTTTTCTTGTAAGTGGGATGCTAGAACGATCTGGAGCATGGAATACTATCACGAAGATGATCTTCAAAACTATGAACCTTGGGAGGTGGAATGATGACTTGTTCAGAATGTGGATCAGGATCAAGGGTTGTTGATGTCCGTAAGATCATTGATGGAGAGATCATCAAAAGACGAAGGGAATGCCTGAGATGTAAGAAAAGGTTTACTACTTATGAGGAGGAACACAGAAAGAAAAAATAGATCGAACAAAAATAAAGCGGGGTCCTTACTCCGCTTTTTTGTTTATAAGAGATCGATAGCCCTTGATGAATCCTCAAAGTTTTTCCCAAGAACAGACCATTCATCGTCACCAGATATTCTGTAAATCCATCCAGTCAACTTGTGTCTTTTGCCGTAGGGGTTTGTTGGAATCCATCGAAGAGAAACTCTCTCGAATCCCTTTTCTTTAAATAGATTAATGAGTTCTTCTTTTTTGCTCATTGCTAAAGTACCAGTCCCAATACTCTTCATAGATTTCTCTAAATTCTTTAAAGGTTGGGATAATTAAATGTGGGGTTTCTTTAAACGAGGCTACATATTTCCTGTAGGCAGTATGTAATTCCTGTTCGCTATATAAGATCACACCTATTATGATAAACGAAATTGTAAATTAATTCATCTAAGATACGTTTTAGGGACTCTTTTTCTTTCCGCCTTTGCCTGCCCATAATACTTTTCTCGCCCAGTGGTTTGCAGAGAACTTATCATCCTTCGTAAGCCCACCAGATTTGTTCTTGATTCCTGCGGATCGTTTAAGATAGCTGTCCCTAGCTTTACTAGAGTAATTATGACCATAGTCTTTGTGACCAAATCTGACGACCTTGATTTCATTACCCTTCTTAGCAAGAACCTCCATCTTGTGTTTGCTTGACCCACTGTTTCTTTTTGGTTTGTTAAACCCAGGGTATTTCTTACCCCTGTAAACGACTCCGTTTGAAACTCTCTTAGTATCTTTTACTGTAGCCATTATCTTTTTCTTCCCTTGTGCAATCCGTGTTTAGCATGTTGTTTGCCCTTTGCGGTTGCTTTTCTTTTAACTGTGTTTGCTTTAGATAGCTTCTTCCTACCCTTGGCTGTGGACTTCAACTTAGCAATGGTCTTGGCTGGTGCATAAACCTCACCAGTCTTGCTAGATTTTTTACCACTAGCAGTTCTCCACT